AAGTATTTGATTTATGTTATTGTCTCTAGCAATCTTACTAATCTTCTCTAGAACGGCATCTGAGTAGCCCCCAGAGAGTCCTAAACACTCTGTGACGTATAAATTACCATTAAGCATCTTAACGCAGCTTATAGCGGTCTGATCTTTACCTTTTCCTGATGGGTCAACAAACATAACTGACCCTGTATATTCTATGAAATCACCAAATTCTTGGGCTGGTCGGTAAAATCTATCGCCATTGAAGCCTACACATTGCAAATCTGTGATGACATATTCGGGATTATTAGACCAGATAATTTTTTCTGGTGCAAATTCTTTATTTACAGAAGCAATTACTAGGTCGTTTATTTTTAATGGGTATCTATCTTGATCTGAAAGGGTTGTATCTAGTTGAAACTGTAGATTAAAACCAGAACGACCATAAGAAGCTTCACGTTCCATCAAATCCTGTGCTGAGAACCTTATAGGGTCTACAGGGTCATTAGGCTTTACAAGCCCTTCTAAGAGTTCTTTTTGTATTTTAGGAGCAAGTCTATCTCCATAGTTGTTTTTTAGTTCTGGGTATCTAGCTGTCCATATTCTTGTCTCATATCCTC